ACAACAACGCTGGATATACTACATGTACCGGTGATATAACTAATGTAGTTGCAGGTACCATGCTTGATGGTGGTGGTAACTGTGGTAGCGTTAGTTTAAATGTTGATTTAGGTGAAGCGCCTGATATGACCGAGTCATGGGCTACTGCTTCTGATGAGTTTATTGTTTTAGATAGTGGAGTACAGAAAAGAAAATTATCATGTGAGATATTCGGTAGTAATGCATTTAATTCAACTACTATTCCTTCCAATAATAACCAATTAACTAATGGATGCGGATTTACCACTTGTACAGGTGATATAACACAGGTTGTGGCCGGTACATGTTTAACAGGAGGTGGAACTAGCGGATGTGTTACAATAAATCATAGCGATACCTCCTCACAGTCTTCAGTTAATAATAGTAATGGTACAGTAATACAAGATGTTACATTAGATGGTTACGGTCACGTAACTTCGCTTGGTAGTGCTGACTTAGATGGCCGTTATTATACTGAATCTGAAATTCAAACATTTTTAAATCAGAGTTATATTAATTCGGAGAGTGCGTCTAACTTGGCGGTTGGGTGGTATACTATTGCAATTAATGGTGGAAATAGAGCGATCGCTAGGTTCGGACTAAGAGACACTAATAGTAGTGATCACCAATCTGTTGTCTTCTATGCAGGGCATAATTATGGTACAGACGCTTCTAATACTATTACAGTTTTACATGCAACTCACTATAGTGGTAATCCATTCAGATATATAAGAATAAAAGACCACTCGACATATGATGGTGCTGCGCTTCAGGTTTATATTGATGATAGTTCTAATTCTGTTGCGGCATATATTTTGGGTGATAACTTCCAAAGTTCAGGTTGGACTAGGAAAGATTGGATTCCAGACGCTACTGATCCTGGTGGTGTATCTAACTACGCTTCATTTACGGAAGCAAGTAGGATTGATTTAGATCAAATTGCTCAAGGAGGTATCGCTACAACTGGTCCAATCTATGCAGATGGTGACTTAACACAAACTCAGCTGACTAGTTGCACTGGAACTGTAGATACATCAGGTACTCCCGTTGATAATGATTTTGCAAAGTTTACAGACGCAAACACTATAGAAGGTAGAAGTTGTTCTGAGGTTAGATCTGATCTTGGTATAGGTACTGCTGCTAGCTGTGCTGCTGGATGTTTCAATCAAGTAATTGGTACAGATTCAGACATCAATACATCCGGTTGTACTGTGATTGATTGCTTAAACATGACAGACGGTGTTATACAATCACACACTACTCGTTGTCTAACATTAGCAGATCTTGGTTATACAGGAGCAACTGACGCTAATAATATAACTAATAACAACCAATTGACTAATGGTTGCGGATTTACTACGTGTACAGGTGATGTAACAGGTATTGATGCTGGTACTTTAATAGATATTGATGATGGTAATTCAGCTACTCCGACTGTAAATGTAGATCTTTCTGAGTTAACGGACATGACAGCTACAATGACTACTTCTGACGAGTTTGTAGTTTTAGATAGCTCTGCTCAAAGAAGAAAAGCAGCATGTGAAATTAGTAACGCCATCTTTAGTAACGGAGCTGGTTATACTACCTGTACAGGTGATATAACTAATGTAGTTGCAGGTACCATGCTTGATGGTGGCGGTAACTGTGGTAGCGTTACTTTAAATGTTGATTTAGGTGAAGCGCCTGATATGACTGAGTCATGGGCTACTGCTTCTGATGAGTTTATTGTTTTAGATAGTGGGGTACAGAAAAGAAAATTATCATGTGAGATATTCGGTAGTAATGCATTTAACTCTACAACCATACCTTCTAATAACAATCAGTTAAGTAATGGATGTGGTTATACTACTTGTACCGGAACAGGTAATATAGCTTGCGTTACAACTTCAGCTGGCTTAGATGGTAGTGGAAGTAGTGGTACTGTTACAGTTTCCTTAGATTTATCTGAGCTAACTGACATGACAGGTAGTATAAGCACGTCTCAAGATGAATTAATTTTGCTTGATAACGGTGCAGAAAGAAGAAAACTTTTTTGCGAAATCTTTGGTAGTAATGCTTATAATTCAACTACTATACCTACTAACAATAACCAGTTAACTAATGGAGCTGGTTATACAACATGTACCGGTAATGTAGTAACATCTGGTTCTACATTTACTGGTGATATACTTCTTAATGATAGTGTATGTGCTAAATTTGGTACCAGCTCAGATTTAGCTATATATCATAATGCTACTTCATCATTTATTGATAATGATAAGAACCATATTTGCATAAGAAATAACGTTGATGGTGATGATGGTGGTAACATCTACATAATGCCACATGATAATGAAAATGGTATTATTATTAATGATGATTCTTCAGTTGTACTTTATAATGATAACTCAGTTAAATTCTGTACTTGCTCATCTGGTTCTAGAACAACTGGAACGCACTGCGCTACAACATGCATGACATCACCTGCAGCTTGTTTTTCTTGTGCTGGTATAGGAACATCAGCCAGTTGCAGTGCTTGCTTAACCATTGGTGGAAGTAATGGATGTTGTGGATATGGTGGTACGCCATCTATATTAGCATGCGCTGGCGTTAATATATGCGGAACTTTAAGTAAATCTTCTGGTTGTTTTGATATTGTTCACCCACTTCCTGCATTATCTGCAACTAAGCGTTTATCACATTCATTTGTTGAGTCTCCTCAAGCGGATAATATCTATAGCGGGGTAGTGCAACTAACTAATGGTAAGGCTACAGTTAATATAGATGAAATACATGGTATGACGGGTGGTACTTTAACTGCTCTTAATAGATGCTTTAGAACGTTTACTACTAATGAAACCAACTGGGACCCTGTTAGAGGTTCAATATCTGGTAATACATTAACTGTAGAAAGCTGTGTAGCAGATTCTACTGCAACAGTTTCATGGATGGTATTAGGAGAAAGACAAGATCCACATATGTATGAGAATCCATTTACTGATAATGATGGTCGTGCAAGAGTTGAGTACGACGCATAGTAAATAAAAAAAGAGCATTCAAAGGTTTAGCCTATGAATGCTCTTTAGAGAATGCGGGAGACGCTTTGTTTATATATTAAATATAACCTAACGTAGATAATCTAGCACGTGCAGGAGTCCATATACCTCTTGTATCAGTAATTAAGGTAATATTACCGGTAGCTCCTGTAGCATTTGCTACCCAACCAGTCTTATATGCAGCACTACCCACTCCACCGTGGATTTTAACGTGAACAGCTTTCCTATCAGATTTTCTTACTACAAGCATATCTAAATGCTCACCAGAGTGAGTGCCTTTGCTTCTAACTCTTATATGATTAATACCTATTTTTGCTAAATCCGTAGCACTTACATTTTGATTAGCGTGGGTAGAATTAGTGCCTGTAAATTGAGGTAGTTTATTCCATACTATATAGTAATCAGTATTAATTGCATCAGTGTCAGTACCAACAGCTGTACTACCTGCTGTAAAGGCAAAATGATCTCCTGTTTCATAATAACCTTCATTCATTTTTAATCCCTGGCCTGCCTCTTCTCCAGATAGACCAGATTTCAGTTTAATATTCTCAAATCTCAATGCATTATCGCTCATATAATTATTTATGGATTTCTGTTAACTTATTACTAAATATACCCCCTTAAAATTAAAAAAAAACAGCAGAGCTTTCGCTCTGCTGTTTAGTGATTTGTCTCTCGACTGCTGCTTCAACCAGCGACGTACAACTATTAGAAGTACACCGACGTTGAGCCAGGCGTAAATTTAGCGCCAAGTCCCTGAACAATAATGACATGGTAGTAGAGATCAGCACCGAAGATGTTGTCAACAACACCATAACGAGTAAGCAATCCAACACGTGGAGCGAAGTCGTTAGGACCGATAGTTCTCTGAACCATGACAGGAATGTAAGGACAATAAATGATACCAGTATCGTAGAACTCTGGTCCCTTGTAACCAAGGAGAGCATACTCAATACTAGACCCGGTAGAACCGCCATCATATTCACTAGCATTAGAGCCAGTGTATGGAGTTCCTGCACCAGAGTTTTGTACTTCTGTACGGGTATCACGGTAAACGCTGAATCTTCCTCCGAGTGAACCAACCTTAGCAATACCAACAGGCTGTGTATTCACGTCACCCTGTACAGGTACCCACTGGAATTCAGGGAGCATCTCAAGGATTGCGCAAACACGAGGTGTAGCAACAACAAAGTTAGCTGCTCCACGTCTGTTACGTACTGCAATACGATTGGCTTCGATGATAAGACGCTGATAGAAGTCCCTATTACGCTCGACCATCCAACGACCATCTGCAGATGCAGGTGACCATACGGAGATACCTTTTCCAAATCCGCTACCAAGAGCTGCCTGAATCATTCTCATGAGCATTTCACGGTCGATTTCAGCCTGAATCTCGTATGACATAGCATTCGTGATTTCAGCATCAATATCGATTCCGTTCATGTTCTTAAGGTCTTGCTCAAGCTCAACAGACCAACGAGCACCAAGGCGGCGTGTGCCAGCCTCAACTGCGGTCTTCTCAAACTTAACCTCAACCTGAGGAATGTTTCCGGTAACTTCAAAAGCGGAAAGGACTTGCGCAACACCTCTGTCCTGATTAGCAAAGGTCCAGTAATCAGTATTACCACTAAGATCGTGGGAACTGGTACCGGTAAACCTTGTATCAAGAAGTTGGTATCCAAGCTCGTCTTCTGGAGTAGTTCCGGCATATCTATTATGAGATATTCCAGGTCCACTTCCACCACCAGTGGCACCGCCATCAGTACCGCTACTAAGGTTGGCAGACTGATAAGCATAGCGAAGAGCAAATGCTAATCCAACAGGACCAGACATTGGCTGAACACCTACGATTTCATTGGTGATAAGCTCGGGGAACGTACGACGAATCATTGGGATAAGCACTTTAGGAAGACGTGAATCACCAGTGGCGTATCTGTCACCAGAAGTGTCGTTTCCAGTAGATGGATCGTACACATTATGGTTAGTTACTCCACCGCCAAAAGCGCCAGCATTACCAGCAGTATTGGCTTCCTCGATACACCACTTCTCTTGGTTCTCAAGAAGAATGGCAGTATTAAGGCGGGTGTGATCGTCTTCGATTGGTGCCACACTATCGGAAGAGTACTCAAGAACAGGTGCCCACTTCTCAAGAAGTGTATCTGCTCTATCTCTATCAATAAATGATTGTGGTTTATTCATTAGACGTTTCCTTTCATTTTACCTCATGGGATCAAGTCCCAAGTTACTCAGGTGACAAGCACCTCATCGTTCAGGGGGAAATTATTTATGAGTCCTTTTTAATTCCTGTAAATAAGGGTTAGTAGGCTCTTGTTTCTCCTCCGAGATTTGTTGTACTGGAGCATCAGCTTTTACTTTACGTTGCTTATACGCTTCTTCTTTAAGTACTGAAAGTCTTTCGTTTTCTTTTTTATCGAACAATTTAGCTGTATATTCGAAATTCTCTTCAATAAACTTAGGAGATTTATCAGCTAAGATCTTAGAAAGATACTCTTTCTTCTTACCAGATAACCCTGTAGTTTTATTTTCAAGAAG